ACCGACTGTGGCTGAGGGAACAAGCGAAAACGTCTGACGCCGCCTTTGCGGAATACGTCAGCAACCTTGTATTTCCAAAACATCTCAGGGAGATGGAGCGCTTCCTAGACAAGAACGACCGCGCGCTTGTGCTCATGCCCCGAGGCCATGCCAAGACCACCCAGCTTATCCATCGAGTTGCCCGCCTCATCGGTGTGAGTCAAGGAAAAATACGGGTTGGAATTCTAACGTCCGTGCTGTCTGATGCCCTTGCCCGCTCGCGTGCCATTAAGGCAATTATTGAATCACCGCACTTTGCTGAGATCTTTGAGTGGGCGAGGGATGGGGTCGTCGGTCCTAAGTGGACAGATGAGGTATGGACAATCAAGGGGGCGAACATGGGCAAAGATGCAACATGCTTTGCTGACGGACTTGGATCAATCAAGCCGGGCGCTCGTTTGGACATCCTGATCGGCGACGACATGGTCGGCATGAAGGAGAATGCCACTGCGGTACAGCGACAAAAAGCTGCTGATACATACTGGCAGGTCGTTGACCCAATGCTTGTGCCAGGCGCAAAACGATGGTATATCGGAACTAGGTGGCACGAGGACGACTTTTATAACGACCTCAAAGAGAAAGGCACGCCTGTCATGCTTAGAAGGGCAGTAGAGGGTGAAAGCATCCTCTGGCCAGAAATGTACACCGTTGCTGACATGGAAAAGAAGCGCGAAGAGCTTGGAACGCCAATCTTCATGCTGCAGTTCCAGAACGACGTACAGGCAATGGGTGGAAACATTTTCCGATATGACCGATTTAAGTACGTTGATGCCGTTCCGGCTGGTGCTCGTCGTGTTGGGATTGACCTTGCGTCCTCTGCCTCAGAGCGCAGCGACTACACCTCGTGTGTTGAGGTTGTTGAAGATGCAGAGCACAACCTTTATGTGGTGGGTGCGTGGAGGGCGAGGCTTGCAGAAGGTCATCGTGACTGGTTAACGGGAATCAGTCGTGACGGTGATTTGGTCGCCGATGACGGGCCAAGGCTGCTTTGGCCACAATACCTAGTCCCAAACCCACCTGAGATCAACGATAGCGCAAGAAACCTTGAATCGGTAAACATTGAAGCGGTGCAGCATCAGAGCACATTTGTGCGCGAGGTTCTTGGGACCACCAATCTTCCTGCTCGGGCGGTTCGTCCCGATAAAGACAAGGTAACAAGGGCACGAGCGCTTGCCGCTCGATATGAGGCAGGGAAGGTGTACCACCTCAAAAGCGCACCCGGCATCAGGGATCTAGAGGTTGAAATGGCATCTTTCCCAAACGGGGAGCATGATGACCTTGTGGATGCCCTTGTCTATGCTGCTGACCTCAGTGGCAGCAGTTTCTACTTCACGGCAGCGAAGACGGGTAGTAGGTTCTAATTCCCAATCAGCAAGGAGTAGGCTGATTTCCCATTAAGACGTGCATCAATCAAATAAGGACGAGCTGCTGTTTGCATCATTTTATCAGCAGCTTGTCTTGTTGTAATTCCGTCTCGGCTTGCGATGAATGCAACTGCACCGCTGATTATTGCCGTTGTCATACTTGTCCCGCTCCACTGTACCCTGTCACCGTTTTTATCAACCCCGTCTACCGCTGTTCCTGGCGCCCAAATATCAACACAACTGCCGTAATTAGAGAATATTGACCGAAGATTTGTGTTATCGTACCCAGCCACCGTAATCGCCGCTGGAACCCGTGCGGGAGTTTTCTCGCAGGCATCGGTGCTCTCATTCCCAGCCGCCACTACAACTGGCATTCTTTCCGCAAGCGACGCAACTACAGCATCAACACTTGCTTTTGCCGGCCCCCCCAAGCTCATGTTGACCACTGATGTTTCTGGGTCTGCCATTTCTGCAACGATTTCAACTGCGGCAATAACATCTGCTGCTGTGCCAGACCCCTCGCAGTTGAGGGCTTTGACGCTTACAATATCAGCCGCTGGGGCCACCCCATATTCGGACCCCGCAGCAATACTTGCTACAACCGTGCCGTGACCGTTGCAGTCTTCCTCGCCAACACCGGTATCAATAACATAAATAGTGATTCCTTCCCCAGCATTTTCATTTGCAAGAGGTACTTTATCAAGTCGCCAGTGCACCTGATTTATCCTATCTAACGCCCATCCTTCTTTATATCCTTGTTTCCATGTTTTTACCGCTCTGAAATCTCGTTTTTGAGCGGGCTTGTTTTTAGCGATAACAGTATTTACTGATGATATAGAGATAATCACACTAGCTAATGCAGCAATGACAACCCTTACTTTTGATCCCATTTCTTAATAACCTTCACTTTCTTACATTTGTGGCACATGGCCTTCTTAAATCTTGGGTCAATTGTTCCCGGATAACCATCCATCACTTCATCGGAGATCTTTGATTCGCATTGCGTGCAGTGCCAGCCGTTGAGTGGTCGCCCACGGGAATCAACGACGAGATTCTTCGCGTCCGCCATCTTCCTGCTCCCTTTCATATTCCTCAACAATCTCAAGCGCTCGCTTGAGGCCAGCAATATACGCCAGCCGTGAAAAAAGTTCAACCTTGCCTCTCTGGCTAACGCCAATCCCCCGCAGTACAGGGGTGGTGTCCCCAGAGACGGCATGCTCAACGAGCTTGCGAAGACGTTCAGAGGCGCTCATCGGATACCCCGTCTGTTAATCCATCCAACGGAAGATGTCAATAGGTCGTTAAGGTCTAGTGAGGTTAGTACGACATCGTAGCGTGTCCCGTCAACAATCATCTCCATATCGCTCTCATAGTATGGATCTCCCTGTTGGGGTTCCGTGAGCGTAATCTTGCAGCCATCAACCCCATGCACCGCTGATGCAACCTCCATCATCTCCATGGCGATTGTTTTTAGATCTTCATTGTTGACAAGAGGGATTGTATGTGTGTTGCTAAGTGCAAATGACTTTGCTAGCCATGCTCCGGTTATTCGGTTGGCTGCGGGAGTCGGTTTGCGATATCGGTCAGAAAACCAATCCAGAACGTCGCTGTTCCTACGGCGTCGTCTGCCGTTTGGGCCAATCCGCTTTTTACGACTGTGTCTGTGACCTGATCCCATATCGCCCATCGGTAGCCTACCCCTTCTTCTGCTCGCTCGAGTTTCCAGATTTCATACCGCGCTGTGCTTCCCATCGGTTATACCCAATCGCCTCCATTGCTAATAGGATTCCATCTCGTAGACCACGATGATATGCATCGTCGCCTTCCTGCGCTTGTGCCCATGCTGTTGCTGAGTGCAACGCGCGCATTCCCTCTCGGATCGCGTCAATGCGAGCCTCTTTCCTTGCGGCTTTCAAAGCCTCAATGAACTGAGGATTCACTTCTTTGGACGCTCTGGCAGATCGCGCTCCATTGGTGCCCCCCATAGACCGCGCTGCAGCGCAACGGCGATCAGCGCATAGTTGGCAATATCAAGGAGTGTGTCTGCAAGAGATTCATATGTGCTTTCGTCAAGCGGGTCAAGGATAACTTGACCATCAACGATCTTGCCTTGCATGAACTTGCGCGCGCGGGCAATCTTGTCGTTGCCGATACGGCTAATAACTCCGTGCAGACCAAGCTGCTCAATGTTGGAATCACCGTACCGTGCTTGCTTTTCGCACAGCAACTCATATGCTTCGTTGTAAATCTTGGCGAACGTCTTCTCAAACGTCTGCTCGTCATCCTTGTAAATCGGATACTCCAAAGGCTCCATCAAGCCCCCCTTTCTATGAGCATCGTAGATCCTAGTGGCTAGGTTGTCAAAAGCGCCCTGCGAATACCTTCCTCAAGCGTGATTCGTGGCTTCCAGACGTGGAACGACAGGGTTGGGTCAGCCACCCGCCAGAACACACCAACTGGCTTGTCGGGATGAGTCTTGATCTCTGGCTTATAGCCAGCCTCTGAGCAGACCAGGTCCGCCAAGGCAAGGAATGATGTTGGTCGTCCGGTTCCAATGTTGAGCGGATCACGATAATCCTGCTCAATCGCCGCATTCACGGTTTCAACGATGTCGCTGATGTGAACGAAGTCGCGAGTCTGCAGACCATCACCCCAGACTTCAAACGGGTCCGCCTTGCGGCGTGCACGATCAATGAATGATGGGAACGGGTAGTCCAGCGCTTGATCCTCTCCGTATCCAGAGAACGGGCGGAAGATGTGGGTCTTGACCCCTTCGGCGGCCGCAAACTGAGCAAGGTACTCACCCGTGAGCTTTGACCATCCGTAGGTAAAGTCTGGACTTCGGACATCGTTGAGGTTGATCATGTGCTCCGAGAGTGATACGTGATCTTCCCGTGTCTGGAGCTCAATCGGGTAGGCGGCTGAAGATGAGAAGTACACAACTCGTCGCTGCTTTGTGCGGATCGCCCACTGCCACATTTCCGCGTCAATGGACAGGTCAACCGCTACTGAGAGTGGATCCCCCTCAATCTTGGCTCGTCCGCCAACGACAGCTGCAAGGTGGATCACAAGATCCCATTGGATATCGTCTTTTCTAAAGAAGTCCCTTGCATCCCGAGGCATGTCGGCAGTGATGTCAACCCCGAACACTTCATGACCAAGATCACGATAGTACTTCGTGAAGTGCCGACCGACGAATCCCTTGTGACCGGTAATTAGGATTTTCATGCGAGCACCTTGGCGACGTCTTCTGCCATCGCTGTAGAAACATAGAGCTCGTATGCTACTCGATCGCTTTCATAGACGTGTGGCGCATTGACTTCCTGATACTGAAGATCGTTGACCGCCTTTCCGGCAAGGTAGTGAAGGTGCTCAACAATGACATCGTCTCGGTACTGTAGGTTTCCAATGGCATCACCAAAATCTCGCCAAAAGTTGTCCATATACATATGGACGAGCGTTGGCGGAACCATGTATCCAATGCGGCGCACGATGCTGGAAGAGAGAACAACTGCTGTCGGCAGGTTCTTTCCCTGCAGGAGATCGTTGCCGTAGGCTACGCCGGGCTTGTCTCCAATGGCATCGCAGAGCTGCTGGTCCCACCCCTGCGTGCGCGGTCGGTGATCGTCGCCAATAAATCCAAGGAAGTCGTACTGATCGGCATACTTCTTCGCGAGAAAGTTGAGTGTGCCGCCCATGCGCATACGCGGGTTAATCTCCGCCTTTGCGAGCACCTCTGGCGAATAGACACTTTTATCGTCGTCATCTAGGCCAAAGAGAATGTCAGAGCAGACTGACTTTTCCGTAAACTCTTTCAAGACCTCGTCACATGACTTTGGTCGCTTGCGGCTTGGAACGATCAGGAGCATGCGGCTCATGAAACACCCACTTTCTTGGCAATCAGCCAACTCACCTCATCATCGGAAAGCCGGATAAACACATCCTCCCCATCGGCGATGGTGACGGCATACGGCTCTGCGTCATCTGGGCGACGCTGGTCAAGGCTGATTGACACAGGAAAGGATTGAGCGTACAAAAAGTACACTGCCCATACCCGGTCTGTTGGAGCCCCTCCCCGATCTGTCATAACAAAAGCATACACCATTGGGAATGGTCTATGATGTTCGGGACCGCTGGGTTTATCCTTTCTCCCAGCGGTCACTACTTTTTCAGTAGGTCGGCAATCCCTGTGACTGGATCTGGGTTGATTGGCTGAGCAAACTTCTCCTCAGCCTCCGCATCGTGGCTCTCGTGGTCGTCATTTTCATTGCGGATCAACAGGTCTTCTCGTGCATCCCAGATCGCCTTGGCGAGGCACTCATGACGACGGTAGACGATGGTCTGATAGGTGTCAGAGTGGGGAACCACGCCGTACTCGTTCGGCTCTGGCCACTGGTGCTGGGGTAGGTCTTTCACGATGGCAATCCCCCATACCCCTTCTGGGCTGCGCTCAATCAGCCAGATGCGTTGGTACGCCCGGAGATCGCGATCAAGCAGTTCCAACTGCTCATCAATGGAATAGTTACCAAAATGAACCACAGGGCCTGTCATCTTTTCCTCCTAGTAGTAGTCTGAGCACGAAGCGAAATACCCGCACTCGCAGACTAGTTTACAGCGTCGCTCATCCATTTTGGCACCGCAGTTGGCGCACGTCAAGATGACCTCCTCGGGGTCCGGCTGAACCTCCTCTGGTATTGACACTTGCTTATCTTGGTCCATACTACTCCTTATGAAGCGCAGAAAAGCATTTCGGGTACCAGAAGAACATCGAGGGGAGCCACCAGCTTCTCGCGATGATGTTCGCCTGCGCTGGGTCAGCGATGGCTGGCTGTGGGGCCCGATCTGCCCGCAAGACCACCTCCACGGCGGATTGATTGACCTTCAAGGGTCCTCCAAGTGGTATTGCCGACATCAGGGGCACATGGGGCGCGGGGTATACACCGAAGATCAGTTGATAGACATTGAGTGGGGGCGACTCACTTCCGTCGCACAATCCCAAGAAATATCGCCACTCCAGTCAGAAGAGCACCTACCGTAATCGCTACTCCGACGGAAACGGTAATTGCCACGGTTGCGATTGTGTTCACAACAAACCACAGCAGGTCACGAAGTCTTTTCATTGATCCTCGGCATCGTTTCCCTTAATCCCTCAATCGCTGCCATTAACGACCAGGCAACAGCGTTATCGTGGCCAGACTCTTCTCGGATGGAACGAACGGTTCCCATAAGCCCAGCGATGATCGCCTCAGCCTCATCACGAGTAGACACACGCCCAGTCGCCCTTCCGAGCTCAAGCATTTCCTCCCGTGTTGGTCCTGACATCAGATCCCAAACGCCTGCGCGATAAGGAAAATCCCAAAGACAAGGAACACCCCAAGGACGAAATTGACGTAATTTCCTAGGACGTTTGTGCTTTGAGTGCTTGGCGTGACGCCGTACTCAAAGTATGTCTTCGTCACGACCCTCTTCGCTGAGAGCTTCCGTGGTTTTGCGCTCATTTGTCGCCTCCAGTGGACTCAATAGGAATCTCGCCGGTACCGTGTCCACATACGGCGAGACCTGCACCCTTTCGGTGCCAAGCTCAAAGTGCTGAGAGATTCTCTCCCAGAACTTCTCGTTTTCATTCCAGTTTCGTAGCCAGAACCATCCATCCGGTGCAGGCCTGTCTGGAATGCGCACTGACAATCGGGCAAACGCTGCCCCCATATGATCTGTCACGATCATTGTGTCTCGGTCTTGGGTGAACTTGTAGTTCTCACCGTCAACCTCAATCCATCGTTCTCGTATATGCCACTTTCCAGTCATCTCTTTTAGATACTCCAAAGAGTTGCTCACCTGCATCCACTCCTTACGCCGACCCAGTTTGCTGGTGGCGGGAAGTCGCTAGGATACCACGGCATTGCTTCTGGCGGCCAGCACGGGATCCATGTCCATGAGTCACGCTCAACACAAGACTCAACATAGCCTACCAGCGTTCCATCTTCATCGTAATAAATTGGTCGCGTTGTGCAGACTGAGGTCTTGATGAATGGCTCTGTTCCCCTTGACGCAATCTCAGCGGCAAGCCACGCTCGGTCTTGAGCCTCTTGTGTTTCCGCCCATTCCTGGATCTCCTCCGAAGTCCTGCGAGAGAACCATGTGTCTTGAAGGACTTCATCCGGAGTCGGTGTTGGGACTGAGATTGGATCCGGAGTTATCTCTGGGGTTGCCGTCGGGCTTGGCGTTGGATCAGGCGTGGGCTCTGGCGTAGGTTCTAGGGTTGGTTCTGGCGCGGGCTCTTCTAGGGCAATGCTGGTCGGCTCTGGTGATGCTCCTTCATCCATGCCGTATGTCCTGTTTGCCGCAAGCGCAAGAAACGGTAAAAGAACAGCGACCGAAAGCAGGGCAAAGACGAAAGCTCGTGCTAGACCTGTAGTATTCATGGTCTTACAAACTACTTGCCACGATGTTGTCGCCTAAGATTGTAAATTTGTTATATCTACTTTTCTTGAGGGTGTTAATAAGGTTGTCTCTGCGAACCTTGTCATCTTGCCAAGCTTCTAGCAAAATCATCGGGTGGCTTGCTGCAATGGTTTGCTTGGCCCCATCAAGAACTTCCCCCTCCATACCCTCAACATCAATCTTTATCATTTTTACGTTTGCAAAATTGTAACTATCAATTGCAGCGATCTTGACCTCTATTGCTCTTTCTGCTGGAATATAGTAAGAGTCAATATTGGTCGTGCATTTATTGGCTCCAGGGTTCGTAGCCAAGCGGTAATCTACCTTGTGGCAAGTTGCTGTTCCGGACGCGGATCCAACCCCCAGTTCATAGGCATAAAGATTTTCAAGGTGGTTGATTGCAGCGTTTCCGCATAGCTCATAAAACAGTTGTTTTTGTGGCTCCCACGCGTGAACTACTGCCCATGGGTATTGTTTTGCAGCCCAGATACCAAACCCGCCATAGTGGGCTCCAATGTCTAGGATTAAGTCACCATTGCCAATTGAAGGGCTGTACCGCTCAAAAATTTCTGCTGCCGATATTTTCCCGACACGAATGAGCTCTGCTTTGGTGATTACGTCCTCTCGGCAAATCAGGTATTTAACATCATTTTCCCCAGTGAATATTTCAGGATATTCCCAAGG